CTACATAAAATGATAAAATAATAATATTCTTTTTTTGAATGCGTGGAATCGTAATACAAACGGTTAATATATAAAAATTAAAACGGTTTTATAAATAAACGGTTAAACTTTTTGCATTTAAACTTTTAATTATATATATTTGTTAAACATAAAAAAATTAACAAATATGTCAACACAAGAAAAACCAACAGAACTTTCCAAAGAAGAACTACAAAAGCGTAGAGAAGAAATCACTGCTTTTTACAAAGACAACATCAAACACTTAAAGGTTCAAAAAGAATATGAAGAACTATTAAGAGATGTAGAAAAAGCACGTGCTGAAAGATTACAATCTCAAATGTTTTTAGCTCAGGCTTATGCAGCAGGAGAAGAAGGAGAACAAGAAGATGAACCTGAACAACCATCAGAAGCTAGAGCTGATTTTGAAGCTGCTATGAATGCAGTCAATGAAACAAAAACAAGAACCCTTAAAAAACAAAAGTAATGGAGATGTTAAAAGAGGGCTCAAAAGGTCAAGACGTAAGTAAACTACAACAATTACTTGGTCTTAAAAAAGATGGTATTTTTGGACCGGCTACTAAAAAAGCAGTTATTAGATTTCAACTTGGGCGTAATTTAAGTGCAGATGGTATTGTAGGTAATGAAACATGGACGCTTTTAATTACAAACGGTCCTGAATTTGAAGCCATAGATGAAGATACTGATGTTGCAAAACAATACTTTACAACTTCATACAATCAAACAATTCATAAATATTTTTTACCTAAAGGAGAATACTTAGAAGGTCCTGTTACTAATGATTATGTTTTTATACATCATACAGCAGGGTGGAATAATCCCTACAAAACTATAGATAGTTGGGGTAGAGATAGCCGTGGAAAAGTTGCTACTGAATTTGTACTAGGAGGTCAGAATATCAAAAATAATGATGATGAGTATGATGGTGTAATGGTGCAAGCATTCCCAGAAGGTGGTCAAGGTTGGCATCTTGGTAAAACAGGATCTGGTTTTATGAACCGTCATTCTGTAGGTATTGAGATTAATAACTTTGGTTATATCAAAAATGGAAAGACATATGCAGGAACTACTGCACATGAAGATCAAATATGTAAATTAAAAGAACCTTTTAAAGGTTATATTGAATGGCACAATTATTCACCTGCACAAATAGAAGCGTTGGATTTATGGTTAAGATATATAGCTGATAGAGATAATATTGATATACGTATTGGATTAGTACAATGGATTAAAAAATATGGACCAACCAAAGCATTTGAATTTCAAGAGGATGCATACTATGGTAAAGTCAAAGGTCTTTTAACACATACAAATGTTAGAAGAGATAAATTTGATTGTTACCCACATCCTGACTTGATTGATATGTTATTAAATTTATAATATGGCAATAGTAAATAAAGTAGATCAAAAAGCTAAAGTTGATATTGATACGACAATCAAATATCAAATAGTAACCTACTGTTTTTTTAATAATATAAAAATAAGCAATGCTGATCTAGAATGTTTATCTGAATTAGCTAAAAAAGAAAAAGTAGAGCTTACTTTATTTTGTAATGACGTTACTGACATGGGCATTTTTAAAAGTGCTCAGTCAGCACGTAATGCAATTACAAAAGCAAGTAAAAAAAATCTTGTTATAAAAGATGGAAATAATAAAAAGAAAATATTTGTAAATAAAGATTTAAATATACAGATAAAAGGTCCTGTATTACTAGATTATAAAATATTAGGGATTGAAAGCTAAAAGTTATAAAAATTTTAAAAAAGATATTGCATTTAAAGTTGGAGTGCATCCTGACATGGTGGATGAACTTATTACTTTTTATTATGCTAAACTTAGGAAGAACCTTTCAAGTCTAACTTATCCTTCAATTACAGTAACAGGTCTTGGAACATTTAAAATTAGAAAAAAAGCTTTAAATAATTCTATAATTAAAAATAAAAGTATTTTAGGTAATATTGAAAAACAAACATACAAAGGGTATGAAAAGCATATTGCAGTATCTGAAAAACTTAAAGAGTTAGAAAAAATGCAAAGTATGATTGAGGAAGTAGAAAAAGATAAAGCAGATTTTAAACAGAAAAAAAATGAATTTAAAAAAACTACTAAACGCATTTAAAAATCTTGATCAGATAAAAGAAGGTGTCTTAAATACTATTTTTACAAAAAAGGAAGTAGAAATAATTGCAGAAGAAAGATTTAAAATTTGTTTAAATTGTGAACACCTTGATAATCAAGGAAGTAGCTGTTTAGCTCCCGGAACTCAACCTTGTTGTTCTGAATGTGGTTGTAGTTTGCAATTTAAAACAAGATCTTTATCATCAAATTGTCCTAAAGAAAAATGGGGTGCTTGGTTGACAGAAGAACAAGAAGAAAAACTAAATTTATAATTATGACAGTAACAGAAATAGTACAAGAGTTATTAGATAATAACATGATAACTGCAGAAGCAGCTATTGTTTTATTAAAAGCTGAATCAGAAGCTAAGGCCAATAAAAAATTTAATACAACACCTTTACAACCTTTTCAACCGATAGGTGTACCAAACATAACTCCTGTTGAACCAGGTCATCCTTTTTGGTATAGCAGTACTACAGGTGGTTCAATGGATTGTAATAACCTAAAAGCAGATATAGATGGCAGTAATATTTAAAGAAGAAGGTCATATTTATGAAAGCAATGACCAAGAAAAAATAGATTGGACAAGTGTTACATCTTTTATAGGTAAGTTTAAACCTAAATTTGATGCAAAAAGTCAGGCTAAAAAATCAGCTAAGAATAAAAGATCTAAGTGGTATGGTATGACTCAAAAAGAAATACTAGATGCATGGGAATCAGAAACACAAAGAGCAATAGGTTTAGGTAACTGGTATCATAATCAGAGAGAGGCGGATATGCTAGACTTTAAAACTATTGAAAGGCATGGTATTGAAGTACCTATAATCAAACCTTTAGTTGATGATGACGGAGTTAAAACTGCTCCTGAGCAGAAGTTAAAAGACGGAGTATATCCTGAACATTTTGTTTATTTAAAATCAGCACAGTTGTGTGGGCAAGCTGATTTAGTGGAAGTTGTAAATGGATACATTAATATTACAGATTACAAAACAAATAAAGAAATAAAAGAAAAAGGTTTTACTAATTGGGAAGGTATAACATCAAAAATGTATAATCCTGTAAGTCACTTAGATGATTGTAATTTGAATCATTATAACTTACAACTCAGTATTTATGCGTATATTATTAAAAAGCACAACCCTAAATTAAAAATAGGTGAGCTTGTTGTTCAACACGTTAAATTTAAACAAGTTGGTACAGATAAAAATGGATACCCAATTAATGAACACGTTAATGGGGAACCTGTAATTGAAGAGATTAAAATGTATAATTTACCATATCTAAAAGATGAAGTTAGAACTTTAATGATGTGGCATAAAGACAATATATAATGATAGTAAGATTATTTGATATACAAAACGGTAAAGTTATACCAACAGAACATTGTTATACTTTAAAGTTTTTAAAAGAATTAATGGATGAATATCCTGATACATACATGAGTGTTTATCAATATTTATTTTACATGTCTTGTCCTAATCCAGATTTAAATCCTTTCTTTAATTTACCAGAGCATGAGAAAGAAGATATTATAATTGAAGAAATAGGTCTTGAAGAATCAACAGAAGATGCTAAAATTAGGTATTCTTTAGAGATGGCTAGAAAGCTTTATGAAACACCTACATATAGAGCTTATGTTGGTATTAAATCAATGCTTGATAGATTGGCTAGATACATGGAAACTACAGCAATAGAACATGGTAGAGATGGTAACATTAATTCTATGGTAAACGCTGCCGCTAAATTTGAACAAATAAGAAATTCTTATAAGGGTGCATTTAGTGATATGAAGGAAGAACAAGAAAGTTCAGTTAGAGGTGGTGCAGGATTAGCTTATGATCAACTTTGATAATGCAAGAAATAAAAGAAAAATGGGTGTTTTGTTATTGGGATGAACCACACTTTGAAGAAGATAAAACAATAAATAATAAATCAACAAAAAATGATAAAAACAAAAGTAATACCAGTAGGGAAAAAGGTTTTAGTAAAACCAAAAGAAGTAACAAGATTAGTACCGGGAACTAACATTATTATACCAGACTCAGCAATACAAAAAGAGTATAAAGCTTATGTTATTGGTGTAGGTACAGAAGTTACTGAAATTAATGAAGGTGATTTAATACAATATGCTGAATACTGTGTTCCAACTGAAATGGAGCATGAGGGTGCTATGCATTTACTTATTAATGTTGGGGATATTCATGCAATTTTAAAAGAAGAAGAGTAATGTATATTTCCATTCCAACATATGAATCTGGTAAATGGACTGAAACCAAGTTTGATACAAGAGATAGTTTTAAAGAATTTGTATTATCAATTTTTAAAGAACCTGGTTTGTATGAGTTTAATGATACATCTTTAATTTTTAACCAAGAGGCTATTAATTTTAACAAAGATGGATTTTATTGTTCAGCTCCTTTTAGATCAACAGATTTTATAAGTTACTGGAATGATCAAAAAAACAAATGCCGTGTGGGGGTTATCTATAAAGATGGGCCCCTTACTTGGTATTTAACACGTGATTATTACATGTGGTTAAACTTCTTACCCATCTATGATAAAGAGGAAAAGAAGTATGGATTTGCTAAAGTCAGAGATGCACAATATCATATGGCTTTATATGAGATGCTTGCTGAGCTTAGTTATAAGCATTCTGCTATTTTAAAGAAACGTCAGATTGCATCTTCTTACTTTCACATGGGTAAGATCATTAATACATATTGGTTTGAAGAGGGTAGTACTTGTAAGATAGGTGCTTCTCTAAAGGATTACATTAATGATAAAGGTTCATGGAAGTTTCTTGATGAATACAAAACATTTTTAAATGAGCATACTGCTTGGTATAGACCTAGTAATCCTGAAAAGGTTTTATTATGGCAACAGCAGATTGAAGTAAAAGTAGGTAATAGAAAAACATCTAGAGGTCTTAAGTCTAAGATACAAGGTGCATCTTTTGAGAAGAATGCTACAACAGGTGTTGGTGGACCTACAACAATCTTTTTTCATGAAGAGGCTGGTATTGCACCTAAAATGGATAAAACATATGAGTACCTTAGACCTGCAATGTCTTCTGGTATGGTAACAACAGGTATGTTTATAGCTGCAGGTTCCGTAGGGGATCTTGATCAGTGTGAGCCTTTGAAACAAATGATATTGAATCCTACAGCAAATGATATATATGCTGTAGAAACTGATTTAATGGACAAAGATGGTACTATTGGACTAGCTGGTTTATTTATTCCAGAGCAATGGTCTATGCCCCCTTATATTGATAATTACGGTAACTCCAAGATACAAGAAGCACTTGATGCAATAAAAGCAGAAAGAGCTCAATGGAAAGCTGATTTAAGTCCTGAGCAATATCAATTACGTATTTCTCAGAAACCAACTAATATTGCTGAAGCTTTTGCTTATAGAAAAGAATCAGTATTTCCTCAAGGTGTTTTATCACAACAACAAAAAAGAATTGAAGAGAAAGAATATGCATATGAGCATATAGAACTTGAAAGAGTTAGTGATGGTATTCTTGCTAAAAGATCAAA